TGCTATTTCATTTATTTTCATTGCCTTTCTTTCTGCTAGACGATACATATACATATCTATCGCCTCTGTTTTGTTTTCATCGTTAAGTTGCGTTCCATACAAAAATATTTCTACATTTCTTTCATTAAAAGGTAGCGCACAATGACTTAAATTACGCACCGCACGTCCAATTGTTTGGTTTGTTCTATTTAAATTATACCATGGTTCCATTAAATGCATTTGTCTTATATTTTTAAAATCCAATCCTTCTGAACCTGCTCTTGAAATAATGACTACTTTTACTTCTTGTCCATATTTGTTATTGCGACCGGTAACTTGATTAAGTTCCAATTTATTATTGGGAGAGATAGTTGGGTCGCCCGTTATCATTGCGTATTTTCCAAAAAACCCCTTACCGTTGCGATGTTTAAACTTTAATCGTTTAGTAGATGGTTTGGTTTTAAACAAATTATTACCACTTGAACGATCAAAGCCAATTTCTTCAAGTGCCAATGCCAAAGGAACACAACCACCTTCTATAAACTGTGAATAAATCATCACAATTCCTTTCGATTTCTTTACTTCAGATAAAATTGTGTGTATTTTTTTACTATAAGTTTTAATTTTTTCTTCTGAAAATATTCTACCAAACTGACTTAGCGTAGCATCTCGATATTGATAATCTTTTTTACTTTTTCCTCGTTTCATTAATCGCATCAATCCATCACTTCCATACATTTTTTCAATAGAGGCAGCTGTAATTTTAGAAACACCTTCCAGTGCTTCAGTTGGATAAACCATGTTTAGTATTTGCAACGGTCCATCAATAATAGTATACTGTATTCCTTCATTTTTCTTTTTTAAAATAGGATTATCCGATTTTAATTTTTCAATAAGAACATTATATGCTTTTTCTTGTATTGTTCCTCCAATGTTTGTAATAAACAAATCTAAATGTTGTATAGGAATATCTATCTTTAAATCATTTATTTGATGAGATGGATAAGACCAACTTTTATTTTTGCTTAATATTTTCAATGATTCATCTCTCCCACTTGTTTCCGGTAAAATGTGGAAAGGAAACATGAATGGATTGTTTCCCTTTACATAACTAAAATATCCCGTGCTTTTTTGTATTAATAACTCTTTGCCTACTTCTTTACCAGATTTATCGACGCGTAAGTTGCCTTTTTTATCAAACAAATCCTTTTCTTTTAACATATACCGACCATCGTTTAAATTCATTAAATTTAACAACCACACAATCTCTCGATGATCATTATACATAGGTGTAGCAGTCAATAATATAAGTTTGGTATTTTTCGCGTATTTAACTAAATTTAAAAAATGCTCGGATGTTCGTTTCATAATATCGCCGGTTCTAATGTTATGAACTTCATCAATTACTATAACACGATTGGAAAATTCACTTTCAATAATTTCAATCTTTGATTTATCCGTTAAATCTTTGTCTGTTAACCGTATTGCTGCTTTTTTTATAATATTTGTAATGTAATTTGAAAACTTTTCATAGCCCATAAACTGGTACCAATTTTTTATAATTTTATTAATTTGCTTAATCACTTTTTCACGAGGAATGTTTTTAGTAAACATAGGGTTTATTTCTTCTATAAACTTATTGCCAGTGCATGCCTTAATATTCCAATACCCATCTATTTTTTCCAGCTTTCTAGGATCAAACAACTGTAATTTATAATTTTCTTGGACGACTGGACTTGCTATAATAACGATTTTTTTATTATATCCCATTAATTTCATATATTTTCTAGTTTCCTCGCATATTGAAATAGAAGAACATGTTTTACCGGTTCCTAATCCATGATATAAAAGCAAACTATTGTATGGTGTTTCAAATGATAAAAAGTTTCTTACAAACTGTTGATGATTGGATAATTCAAAATCAGTTGCTGCACATAATTTATCAGAGATTGCTTCTATATTTTTATAATCTTCTTTGGAATATCCGTTTATTTTTGTAGTTGAAAATTCACGCTTTAATGTTATTTTTTTATTAAAGTCACCTGACTCAATATGTGGATATAGATTTTCTTCCATTATTAATATAATATAATATTAGATTAAACTATTAAAATCATAACATATTATGTCGCAACCATAATATATTATACATCATCGTAGTGTTCTGTTAACACCTCATTTACCTTTTTAAAAATATCAATTAATTCACTATTATACGGTCGTATATGTTTTAAAGCTTTTTCATAAGTCATCCACTTCATATTACTAATTTCAGTTTTCTGAAAATTATGCGAATTATCAAAATCTTTCATATAAGCTAAATAATACTTATGTTTATACGACTTGTAATTTGAACCCATAAATGTTTCTTCGTATGGAATTACATTTAGTATTATGTCTATTTTTGTATGTGATATACCTGTTTCTTCTTCAAATTCTCGTTTACCACAATCTACATCCGATTCATGATATTCCCGCCTTCCCTTTGGAAATCCCCATTCTGGTTCAGTCCATGTAGTTGTGCTTTTTTCAATTAATTGTCGTAGTTTATAATATTCCGAATCATAGTTATTAACACCATCCATGATATGATTAAATTTTGATTTGGAAATCTTACCTTCTGTTGAATATTTTGAATTTACAAAATCACCCCATAACTCATACCATAATTCGTCAAATGATTTAGTTAATAAATTGTTTTTTTCCTGTATTGTCATTTCATCAATTAAATTAATGATATATGATTTAAAATACATGGGATACTTTCCTCTCATAAATTCAATATACCCCAATGTATCTTTTCTACAAATTAATAAATATTCTATTTTGCGGTTGCGCTTTCTAAAACAAATAATCCCAGAACTAGTGATTGGTTTTTTACACGATCTGAAATGATGTCCCATTTTTCCACAATTAGTACAAAACACATTTTTTATTTGATTTACATTTACTTTATTAACTATATTCATAACTTCTATATGTAAAAATAAAATTATTTTTATATCATTTCCTATATAAATGAGTTTTAATAAGGAAGTATGGATGCCTTATATTCATTTTACAATGCAGACAATCGCTTTAAATTATCCAAAGCATCCAAATGATGTTACAAAAAAAAAATATTATGATTTTATTCAAAACTTACCACTTTTTATACCAATGAAGCCCTTTGGCAACGATTTTATTAAATTAATAGATGATTATCCAGTGACACCTTATTTAGATTCTAGATTGTCGTTTATGAAATGGGTTAACTACATATTTAATAAAATATACAAACAAAACAATATGAAAACAGACGATTTACAAACTGCTTTAGAAAAATATTATGATAAATATAAACCTTCCAAAGAACAAGACAAAGATTATTATAAACTAAAAAAGAAAATGATACAAATAGGTGTTGTAATAAGTGTAATTGCCGTGATTACTTATTTGTATAAAAAGTAAGATATTCTAATTTAATTAATTTTGGGTATGATTCATGTTTATGATTCATGTTTATGATTCATGTTTATGGTTATGTTTATATTTATATTTATATTTATATTTATATAATGGGAATAGAAAAATGGGTTTTTATTTTAACCATTTTATTAATAGTTGATACTTATCATGATGGGGCTTATTCTAAATGGTTTTTAACACAGAAAAAATATTTTAAAATTGCCAGTATTGGGTTTATTGGGTTAAGTTTGTATGTTTTTATTAAAAAATATCCGATTTCTTCACAAAAATTACTACTGCACGGCTCCAATGTAATTCGATATTTACCAATCGATCATAACACACGAGATATGATTACCCCTATATTTGATTTAACGAATTCCAATAAAATAATTGAAAATTTAACAAGCACACCACAACAAAAGCGAATGATAAACTCTGGGTTTGGAACTAATAAACGCAGTGTAAGTGAAACTAAGAAAAAATATGTAGCATCACAGCAAAATTGGATGTGTCAATATTGTGGAGAACAATTAGATGCAACATTTGAGGTAGATCACCAGGTTGATTTACAATATGGTGGCTCAAATCATGTAAGTAATTTAGCGGCGGTGTGTAGAAAATGCCACGCACAAAAAGGTATGATGAATAAGTTACAGTGAACCGGTATTTTATATATTATTTAATATAAATAATATATAAAATATATAAATACAATGTCTAGTAATAATGATAAAAAATATAATGAAATGATGAAAAATGAAGAAAAACTACAACAAAAAAAAACTACAGGTATTATTGTAGGTGTTATATCGGGCGTTGTTTTGCTAGTTCTTGTATATAGATATGGAGTTGCAAAAGTAAAAGATAAACTAACTGAAACAATTACAAAAGTGTTGGGTTTTTTAACAAGTGTAAAAAATAATATTAAAGAAAAATGGGATAAAATACGACCCCATATTAATGGATTGACTTCTGTTATGGTATTGGTTGCTTTAACCGTGGGTGTACTTTTAATTTACACAATTGTAAATATGGCAAATAACCCGTATAGTGAATGGAATACACGCGCAATGTGGATAATAGGAATATTAAGTATATTGGTTGGTATATTTTTTAGAATACGATATACAAATCCAGAAAAGTTTACTGTTGACAGCACATTTGGTAGCCAACTCGAAGGTATATTAGATATAATTAAAAGCAACTCTAAGACTGCTGCAGTTATATCGTCAATTATATTGGCAATTATAATATTTGCGTTGATTACATTATCAAGTGATAAGGCATTTATAACTTCATCGTCGTTTGGATTTATATTTATATTGATAGGAATAATGTTCGCAGCATACGCACTTATAACAAACAGTGAATTTTACGAAAAAATAAAACAATTTCAACCATTCCACTTGATATTTAATTTGATATTTATTATCCCATGTATTGTTGTTCCTATTATAAATACAATATCTCAGCAAATTAAAAACACTCCTTATTTTGTTTATATTGTATTACTGATTGAAATCGCAATTATTGCTTTGTATTTTTTAATTCCATTTACAGAACGACGGTTTTACTTTAGTTTAAGTAATAAAAAAACAAATAGCGAAGACTTAAACGAAATATTAGAAATGAATCGTAAAGAAAAAGAACGACTAACAAGTAGTGTGTTTAATTTAAAAAAGAGCTTATTTAAAAGATCGAGTAGTCCTAATGTTACATTTATGAATGCACAAGGTGTAAATGATACTTGGGAAGAATTGTTTAGGTTGTATAGTGAAAATGAATCAAATGAAGTTGTAAAAAGTCGTTTAATAGAACTAGAATTATGCACCAATGATCCATCTACCGATTGCGACGAACACATTGAATACATAAAAACTACGCAAAAAGCAATAATAGAATTAGAACAAAAAATAAAAACTATTAAAACAGAAATAGCTCCAGAAGAAGATTTGGGCTTAGCCGGTGAAGGCGATGACTATGATATAAAAGAAATAAAAGACGGTATTGTATTAAAAATGGCGCCCGTTTCTTTAAAAACCGTTACTACACCAACCACAATGGAATCTGTTAATTTATTTACCAACGTGGCCAATCAACCTAATTATTCATATAGTTTATCGTTTTGGATATTTATGCACGCGCAATTAGGCAGTGTTAAGGAATGTAATAATGTAATTGATTTTGATGGGCGACCTCAAATACTTTATTGTCCGGTATATAAAAAAATACCTGTAAATTCAGTTGTTAAATATATGCCACCAACAACAACAAGCGCGAAACCAAAAGCAATCGATGCGACAGTTGTTAAAGTTACACAATTAGGAAATAGAACCTACATTTACGATTTGCAAGATGTTATTAAAACAGACGATAAAGGTAAATTAATCAAATATATAAACATACACGGCTCGAAAATTAAGTATGATTATCCATATAGTGTTTTAAAATTAAAATTAGGAAGTGATCCAAAAACCAGCAAAGAATACGTTATGCCTAATTTAAAAATGCAAAAATGGAACAATATTGTAATAAACTTTATAGACGGAACATATGATTTGTTTGTAAACGGTACTCTTGTGAATAGTTTTCAAGGAGTGATGGAAGAATTTGAGTATAAATCAATAAATATAGGAGAAGATGGTGGCTCAAGTGGTGGTATAGCAAATATTGTTTACTATAAAAACTATTTAACAAAACATAAAATATTAACAAATTACAATTTATTAAAAAATAAAAACCCACCCGTTATAGGTGATTTGCTAAAATATTAAATTTACAACTATTAATTATAATTTACGAAGTATTAATTATAATTTACAACTATTAATTATAAATTACAACTATTAATTATAAATTACAACTATTAATTATAATTTTCTAACTATTAATTATATTATGGACATCAAAAAAATCATTTTTGGAGCAGTTATACTAGTAATATTATATATATTTTACACAACGGTATTTTCAGATAAAAGTAAAAGTAGTTTGGTTAAAATGCATAGCGCATTAGACAATGAAGACACTATACAACACACCAGTTTATATGGAAGTGGAAGCACCGACTATACTTATAGTTTTTGGATTTACATAAATGATTATAATCAAAACTATGGCGAAAAAAAGATGATATTAGAGCGTAAATCTTCGCAGACCGACCAAGGTGTATATTATTTTCCGCAAATATATTTAGGAGAAAATCAAAATGATATTCATTTTAAAATATCAAAACCTGGTGGAACAGTAACCGATCCATCAGAAGAAGAGTGCGATAAGAAGAATATGGATTATGATGTTCCGAGTAGCAAGTGTGTAATTCGTCATCATGAAATTGTGGTTCAAAATATCCCATTGCAAAAATGGAGTCATGTTATCATGACTAAATCTGGTTCAACTATTGACATTTACATTGATGGTAAATTAGTTAAAACAAGTATAATGGATGGCACCGCACATAAACCGGATCCAGATGCCGCTATTACTTTAACGGGAAAAATAGAAGAAACAACTGCAACAACACCAACAACAACAAAAGGGTTTGCTGGATATTTATCGAAGGTATTGTATCAAGCCGGAGCAGTAAATACCCGAGAAGCATACCAAATGTATAAAGAAGGATATGGTCAAGGTGGAATAGGAAGTTTTTTCAACCGTTTTAAACTAAAATTTGCCTTTTTACAAGACAACCAAGAAAAAAGTAGTTTCATTTTATAAGTAGTAGTTTGCTTTCTATGATAATTTTATAATTAATTTATAATTAATTTATATAATTAATGTGGCTATTAATATCGACGATTTTAATTAGTTTAATTTATGTGAAGGCGGGTTTTAGTAAAATCAACAACTTCACACGAACTGTTAAAGGATTAAAAGAAATGTTTCCTGTAAAAACATTGCCAAATAAATTTTATGAATTAGCAATTTTATTAGTTATTATAATCGAAATTGTAGCGCCATTGATATTAATATTATCTAATTTTGTTCCAGTATTATTTAATGCTGCTCGTATTGCTATTTATTCTTTAATTATTTTTACTATTTTGGCAACACTTTTATATCACAGCAAGGAAGGTTTAATGAAACTAATATTTGATAAAAATTTAGCGATAATAGGTGGCTTAATGGCAATGTCTACTTTGTATTAATTTATTATTATCTTTATTTCTTATAATACTATATAAATATGAATACGAATCCTCCAAACCCAATGCAAAATATAAATATAGGCCAACAAATGGAACGAGCTAGAGACGCCGCACAAAATACAGGAGAAGCGGTTGCGCAAACCTTTACATCGGTTACTGGAAATTTAAAACAAACAACCGATGATTTATTTGATTCATTTAGAAATAATAGATATGTATCTGGAACCGCTGATTTTCTAGAATCTAATTCAGCCATAGCGAAAATCGCTTTTTTACTTATGATTTTAATATTATTTACTTTTGTTTTAAGATTAGGCACCACATTACTTCAACGCATATATTCTCCTTCCCCTGATCCATTTTTAATTAAAGGTATGAAAAGAGGTAATCAACCGTCAATGATACTACAAAACACAAAGTTTGATGAATCAATTACATTAATGCGGTCTAAAAACGAAGATGGAGGTGTTGAATTTACTTGGAATACTTGGTTGTTTTTAGAGACGGTCGATGACAAGTATCAAAACATATTTCACAAGGGAGATAAAAATGCCATACCTGATAACATTGAAAATATTATAAATAATGGACCAGGTGTATATGTTCACAAAAACAACGACCAAGCTGAATTAAGAATTTTAATGAGCACATTTGATAATCCTAGAGGAGCAGACATCTCAATTCCTAACATTCCTATTCAAAAATGGTTAAATTTAACAATCCGCGTTAAACATAAGCACATGGACATTTATATTAACAATAATATTGTTCATAGACATATATTTGAAGGTTCTCCACCAAAGCAAAATTATGGTAATGTATATGTGTCATCACAAGGTGGATTTAGTGGGTTAATATCAAATCTTCGCTATTTTAGTCGTGCAATTACAGGTATTGAAGTTGGAAATATTGTAAAACAAGGACCCAATCTTCAATCGGCCGGTGACGATGCTTTAGCTACAAATCCTCCATACCTTTCTATGCGTTGGTATTTACCCAACTATGAAAATAGAAATTAAACATGAAAAATAAAACCATATAATTGATTTAAATATTCACAAATATATATATTTATGAATATTTCGTTTCGTTTTTTTGATAAGGAATCATGGAGTATTTATGGTGTTCATAAAACTTTTTTGATATTGATGTTTTTTATTTTATTAAAAGTAAACCTTACCCCTACTATTTTAATATTCATGTCATTATTGGCAATGATGGAAGGTCAATTATTTGATAAAATTATATTTACTGGATTTTTAAATTTACTTGTTTACCGTGGTTCATATGAGTGGATATATGAAAGTATATTGTTTGTTATATCTATTATAGCAATCCACTTTGTTCCCCAAAATAACATGTTTCAACACATGTTTGAAAAAAGCATATTATTATTATGGGTAAATAGAATCGCGTCTTTTCTATGGATGAGTTATATATTATATAAAATAATATACTTGTTTATCAAATAATGTCAATCGCTAGTATGTTAATAAACAACAAAATAGAAAATAATAAGCCAATCGATACTTTAAATATAAAGGTAGATAGTTTAAGTAAAACAGTAGATAATTTACAACAATCAGTAAATGATTTACATAGTAAAGTTGATAAAATGATAGAATTGTTGCAGGTCGATATTAAGGATGATTGTCAAAAAATGGCAGAACATATAGATTTTATTGAAAATGTATATGATAATGTTAAAAATCCACTGGGATATTTATGTAATACAGTAAAAAAGTTTACAGGAGGTAGTACACAATACACTTTGGAAAGCAATAATTATAATTTATTAAACGATGATGTTGAATATAATAGTGATTTTAGCGATGATGAAGGAGACGGTGTTTTAACCTGATTAAATAATACCTTTATAATTTATACTTTTTATTATAAATTATATCTTAATAAGTTAATTATTCGTTAATTATTCGTTAATTATTCGTTAATTATTCGTTAATTATTCGTTAATTATTCGTTATTTTTTAAATATGGATTGATGCATACATCCATGGTAGGAAATACTTTACCAGACTCACACACATCATCTTTGCTTGTTTCAACACATCTACGGTTTCCATTTTCACTTCCAATATAGCAAAATGCATTATTTCTAGTTGCCATATCAGTATCGACAGCACTTACTTTACTGCTATAAAATTGGTTGTTTTGCGATTTATTTAAGCGTCTTTTTATTTGCTGTTCGGGTAAATTAATTACTTGTAATGCGGTTCCTTCTGCTACATCTAAAGCAACATCTCCGCCTTGTTTTGTTGTAGAAATCAACGACTTTGTTCCTTCTGCTCCCCTCAACAATGATATACCTAAATATTTACCAAAAATATCCGTACCGTCGGATAAATAAGTAAAAATATTAAGACCCATCAGTGCTAAAAACAAAACAGCAAATATAATTTTAACATAAAACCAAGCGTTGCCTCCAGATGAGCCACTCATGCGTTGATTAAATGGTTCACTATCGGTTAATGATGGTGTGATTGTATCGCTAATATTGCTTTCCATATACAAATAGGTCATATAAAATAAATAAACTTATAACAAATATGATATTAATAACAAATATGGTGTGCTTTCACCATATTTGTTATTTGTAAGTTGGTTTATTAATAAGTTAATAATTTTATGTGTTTGCTTAATTAACAACCGCATTTGTCATCGGCTTTGCTAACAATCAAACGCATTATGTATGGGCTTTTACCGACGCGCGTAGGGACTCCCGATTTCATGTTTCCACCCGTGGTTCCATCATCTGCGCGCATTGCTCGAAAATATCTTGGTCTGTATGAAGGCATTATATACTAAATAAATATATTATTTTTAGCTTCTGGGAATTAAATTTGTTAAACTATTCATTTTTTCCAATCGTTCTATTGTTTTTTCTAAATTACCCGAGTTATAACTGTTATTAAATAAATAATCGGTATTGGGTGTGATTTCATTTACTTTTATTTGCTTGTAAATTACATTAATTTTCTTTTTAATTTGTTCTATTAATTCAGAGTTGTTGATTATTTTAACAGAGTTGTCGACATATTCGGTTAACAAAGCAACACAATAAAATATTAAATATTTTCGTTTTTTTTTAGCGCCACTAGAATAACGCAAACAAAATAATTTATTTATAGCATTAATTATTTTAACAATTCCTTTATTTCTACTTTTGGCTTCTTCCATAATTAAATCCCATATAATCCAAACAATATCTTTTTGAAACTGTGGAGCGACACTATATGTTCTTCTTGCACCAAAAAACACTAAATTATTTTCTTTTTTTGATAATGTTTCAAATCCAAGTAGCCATTCAATCCAATAAATGCTTTTCGTCATGTTTTTGATATTGTTTTTCATATTAAACGCCAATTCATTAAGTGCTATAAACATTTCTTTTGGATCTTCATTGTGAAACCCATTTTTAGCATATTCTAAACTATCTGCTTCTAACTTGTATGAAATACGCAATATATTGTATTCTTCTTGGGGTATTTTTGGCACATCAAATGAGTTTTTTTTTCTAGACAAACACATAACACACATTATTTCTGCAAATAGTTCTCTTATTTTTAAATTATTACGCATTTTAATTTCGTTGTCTAAATACCCGTTATTTAGCATTTCTTTAAAGTAGTTAAGTCTTAGCTCTAAATAAATAGACAGTTTAGGATTACCGATGTGAATATGCTTACCTAATAATAATAAAATAATCTCCCATAAATCGACAAAATGACCGCTACATATATATTCAGCACTCCAATAACAGGATTCTTCTAATTTATTATATAAAATAGCATTTATCAATTGTTTTTTTACTTCTGTTTTTTTAAATTGTGAAAATGTTATACCTGAAAACTCTTTTTGTGTTCTTTTATCATTAATATCATATTTGTTCATTAATAATTACATTTCATATAAAAAAAATGCCAATAATACATATATGACAACTTCATTTACAGCATTTTTCAATAAATTATTTAAAAGTTTAAAAAAGATTCCTAAATTATTTATTAAGTTACCGTTGATACAGAAATTATTAGTGTTGTTAATAATTGCATTTGTGATAACAAGTTATACTTTTAATAAAAAGGAAGGGTTTGAACAAAGTGCTGATTTTATAGTGAAAAAAGGCAACGATGTATATGATGATTTTTATAGTTCTATTTACGATGATTTAGTATATGATGAAATAAAAAATGATTACGAAGTAGTTAATTTAAAACGAGTTGGTAAAATAAATGAAGATTCTGTTGTGATTGATGTTGGTTGTGGAAGAGGGCATCATGTAAGTCATTATAGTCAGCAAGGTATAGAAGCCACTGGGTTGGATATATCTCCCAGTATGATTAAATTAGCTAAACAAGAATATCCAGAATGTAACTTTAAGTTGGGGGACGCATTGGATTCTTCTAATTTTCAACATAATGGTGCCAGTCATATTTTGTGTTTATACTTTACCATTTATAGTATGGAAGATAAAGCGCGGTTTTTTAAGAATTGTTTTGATTGGTTACAACCAGGCGGTATGCTAGTAGTTCATATGGTAAATAGAGATATGTTTGACCCAATCATTAATTCGGCGAACCCACTTACATTGGTAAATGCACAAAAATATGCTAAAAAACGTCTCACTAAGTCGGTAGTAAAATTCAAGGATTTCTTGTATAAAGCCAGCTATGTTTCAGATAATGATAATGACATGGCTTATTTTTATGAAACATTTAAAGATGATGCTACTAAAAATACCAGAAAAAACGAGCATAATTTATATATGGATTCGCAGCGTGATATTTTAGCATCAGCAAAGTCTGTTGGGTTTATAATGCATTCTAAAATAGATATGGTAAGTTGTCAATATGAATATCAGTATTTATATTTCTTACAAAAACCGGAATAATTTAATTATTTAACTTTGTATGTTATTTAATTATTTTGTTTTTGTTAGTCATCTTCGACATCTTCGACATCTTCGTTATTACTTTTACTACAATTGTTGTGGTTATTTGATTTTGTGCGTGTTTGTGTGCGCGGTTGTGTGCGTGTTTGTGTACGTGTTTGTGTGCGCGTTTGTGTTTCGTTATATCGTTTAACGGGAGTTCTTATCCGTTTAGTTCTTCTGTGTTCAGGTGTTAACAGCATATTTAAATAATATTTGGATAGTAGTTATAGTGGTAATCTATTGTGTTTTAATTATTAATAAAATAATTAAAACACTTCAATTTATTTACATTCCATTAGATTCGTCCTCTCTCCCAAAATTAAATAAAAATAAAAATAAAAGTAAATTACTCATATAACAAATGGATTTGTTTTTAACTATAAAACATATTATAACGTTCTTTATACTTTTGTATGTGTTATTTATAATTTACTTTAAACTTTGTAACCCATTTTGGTCCAACCAACCTATTTTTTATTATCACGATGTTAAAAACATATTTTTTCCACAAGGGATTATTGAAACATCTCTCCCCAATTGTGTAAATAAAGTAAATAATTCTATTGATTTTAAAAATTCGGAATCACTATCTGAAAAGGAAATTACAAATTTAACATTATTATTAAATAATCATTTCATGACAGAACCACATGAAAAATACATTCCATCTAGCGATTTTATAATGGACCATCTTGTTTGCAAAAACATACCGTCAAATGTATCGCTTTATTATGAAAAAGTATATGGAGATTTGATAGGACTTATGACATGTGCTAGTAAAACAATGTATGTTAAAGACACCCAAATAAACATTGGATATATTGATAATTTGTGTGTAAATAAAAAGCATAGAGGTAAAAATATTGCTGGTAAATTAATAGAAAATCATTATGTTAGGGAGAGATACTTGAAAAAATTAGATGTGTTTTTCTTTAAACATGAGGGAACATCAAGACCATTTGTTCCTCTTACAATTTACAATTGCTATTTTTACGATTTAAATCTATTTCCTAAAATACACCTTACACAGCGTAAACTAAATACTGTATTAATTGGCGAAAGCACCTTATCAATATTTTATGATTTATATAACTATTTAACAACAAATTTAAAGAAATCAAAAAATAGATTTACTTGTTTAATAATGGACGAGTATAAGCATATGTCTTATTTAATAAAAAAACAGCATATATTTGTGTTTGCTTTAATGGAAGAACAAACAGCCAAGGCTTATTATTTTTTTAGAAACAATCACACTACATATGACGGAGAATTATCTATAGAATGTTTTGCGTGTATTAAAGTAAACGCGACGCTTAAAGATAACAGCAACAGCAACAACCACAACATAGAAAATGATAAATTTAAACTGGGGTTTTATTTAGCGATTGATCATTTAAAAACAATCGATAAATATAAGGTTTTACTTTTAGAATCAATAGCAGACACTTCTACACTAATTAAAAATATTGATATACAGCCATACACTTATTCTAAATACTATTATTATTTATACAATTATGCTATGAAACCGGTTTCAAGTAAAAATATTGTAATTATTTAATTATTTAATTAGCGGGTTAATTGATTATTTGGTTATTTGATGATGCTAGATGCTACCATTTACTATTTATCTAGTGTATTTTCCGGCTTTTGCAAAACTGTCTACTACAAAAATAACAAATACTCCTAAAAACATATATAAAATCAGTTCTTCTGTTACCGTATTTGTTTTTTCATCTTTGTTTTCCTCTAACAAATGAATCATATAATTTAGTTTTTTCATTAAATCATCTTTACTACCGTGAACATTTGCATTATTACTTGCTGTGTCATAATAAGGTAAGTAATTATTGTAATATTGTTTTATCTTTTCTTCAGAAACATTAATATTATTAAAAGCCTCTGGGGATACAGAGGCATCTACATCGTCTTCTTTTTTATCATTTGGGAGAGATGTTAATTCTGGATTAGGTGGAGGAGCAAAATCTGCTAAACTATCGTCGTCTTCTTCCTCTGTTTTAGAATGATCCATAGAATTTAGGAATTCCATCACCTTTTTACTTGGCGTTGCCTTTCTTTTAATTGTTTTATTTCGCCTTTTTTTATTTACTTCTTCATTATTATCATTATTAGACATAAATTCTGAAAATCCTAATTGACTTGCCATACTTATAAAAAAAAGAGATAATTTTTTATTTGTTTTTATTTATATATAATGAAAAAATATACAAATTTAGTTTTACTATCTTTATTGGCTGCTTTGCTATATAAAACACCTCAATTCTTAATAGAAAGCGTATCCAGTCAAATGGGAAAACTCGCGTGGGTATCTATTATTGCTATTTCTAACTACATGCTTGATTCTGTAGCAGCAATTATTTTAGCAGTTATTATGATTACCTTATTACATCAATCTGCTGTAGAAGGTTTTGAAGGTAAAGAAAAGAAATCCAAAAAAGAAAAAACAAAGGAAAAGGAAATTGAAGAAATGGAAACTATGGAAAAAGAAAAAGAAGACGCCGATAAAGAAATGGAAACCGATGATGAAACGGAAGATGAAGAAGAAGATGATGAAAGTAAAAAAGATGAAGAAGACGATGAAACCGGTAAAGAAGGGTTTGAAGTATTATCATCGACGAAAAAGAAATGCACAAAATATAATAAAGAAGGGTTTTCTGGGTTTACTGAATTACTTAAAAAATTGAAAATCCCTGTTACCAATACAAACACTACTGATTTAGATAGAGAAATTAAAGCATCGGCAGAGCGATCTACTTTAAAATCCACTATGGAATATGCTTAATTATACTATTCCTAAATAAATAACAAAAATTACATAACAAAAATTACATAACAAAAATTACATAACAAAAATTACATAACAAAAATTACATAACAAAAATTACATAACAAAATAGCAACTATTAATTATTAATTGTAAGTTAATGTAAAACATTTTATCAAACTATATTAAATAAGATGTTTGAAAATATAAATAAACATTTAGCATCACTAAACAATAGCAAGTTTTTCGCTGGTTTAGTAATGATTATGCTTAATATTGGTTCAAAATATATTACAATAGAATTAAGTAAGACGCAAGAAGAATATTTAAAAAACCATGTTGCTAGACAGATATTAATATTTTCCATTTCTTGGATGGGAACACGAGATATTTTAATGTCTTTAGGACTTACTGCGATTTTCATTGTATTAACTAATTTTTTATTTAATGAAAATAGTAAGTTTTGCGTTATACCAATGGAATATAGAAAATATAAAGATGTTCTTGATTTAAATGGCGATGGTGTTGTTACACCCGATGAAATTAAAAAAGCAGAAGAAATATTAAGTAAAGCAAAACAGCAGCAAAACAATACATCAATGTTGAAAACCATGAACCAATTTAAAATGGATATAGTTTAAATTAATAACAATATTAATTATATTTAAGTTAAATAATCTAACTAAAATATAACTAAAATATAACTATGACAACTACAGGTACAAGTAAGAGCAATGATTTTTTAAAACAAAGCACTGATATTGAATTAGTCAATGTTAAAGATAATAAGGATGTTATCTATGGAACTATAACAGGTATTGAGAGGTCATCGATACAATCTGCCAAATACAACGAAAAAATATTAAGCGAATTAATACACGATGAATTTGAAAAAAAACTAATGACAGATAGAAAAAAATCATTGCAAATAGATGCCGAACGTTTTAAAAAATTAAAAGAAGGCGACAGAGTGTTAGTTTTTGAAGATAATATTAATTACGGCAACGAAATGTATATATATACAACCGGCTCCGATAATTCGTATTCGGGGAAAGACAATTCTTATAAAAACAAATTTACATCTAGCGCAAGTGTAAAGGGTAATGATTATTACAACAGAAATAACCGTACGGCTAATTACACACCGATATTATATCAAGGAACCATTTTGAAAAAAGGCACGCAAACTTCTAAAGATGGTGAAAATTTGGAGTTTATTAGAATACAACTAGATGATTATACTACAGCAAAACATTATTATAATGATGGAAACTTTTTTAATGCTGCAGGTGGTAAAACCCCCTTTCAGGTTAGAAAATTAGATGAAACAGCAGACATTGATTTTATGATGATTCAAATTTATGATAAAAAAAACAAAATTACAATCAATGTGCAAATTAATGAAATAAAGAGAGATAAAAATGATGATATTATCTTATCATATGAAGATAAAAAATACAAAATAAACAATATTCATTCGTCGACTGCAAGGGCAAAAATAAACGAGATAAAAGAACAAATAGAACAATCAAAGGCAAAAATGGAATTAGGTAAATTAAAATACAAACTACGATGGAATTATAAAACCAACTATTCCGGTTCAAAATACTTTCCTTTAAAGGTTTCAAATATAAAATTATTATCTGAGTCAGAAAAATATTCTCAAATTGACAAATATACGGATTTAAAAGAAGGGGACATTGTAAAATACAATGACTCCTCACATAAAAATTACGGATTATTAGCAAAAGTAGTAAGTATTGGTGAAGATACTAGAGATGCAAGAAAATATTATGAAACACGAAAAGTATATACAATTACATTTGAACCATTTGAAAGTTATATTCCAACGGCTGAATTAAAACAGTATAAAAGAAAATATCAAAACATGGAAAAAAGTATTGCTAATGTATCCGCAAGTAAGCTATTGAAATTTAGATTTGTGGAAGTATTTTATTATGAAAAAGATGTTTTTGATACAGCAAAAGATGCCGATAAAAAAAGGGGGGGCGCAGTGGATAATAAGAAAGAGACAGCAACCGATGAAACACCATCTAAATTAAACAAATTAAATGATTTTATTGTAAAAAACACACTTGATACCCTTAAAAAAAACGCGCGTTTTATTCCAGATTATGTTCTTGGAAAACATCAACCCGAATCTAAAACAGATTTAAATAAACTTATAAAGCCAAATAACAAAAACGCATACATTATATATCATACTCCTTCTATTAAAAAGCGACCAAATGGTTTGTTTTTTGATTACGCAGAAAGGAAAGAACGCGGAGTTATTGGATACGAAATAAATATATATGTAGATTTGACGCTATTACAATCAAAAGTAATAACACAAGAAGAATGGGATAACAAAACACTAACTGAAAAACTAGGTAATATCTTTTTAGATAAAATAAAGAATAGTGAAGTGGGGGTTTTTAATTGTCCTAATAGATGGGATAAACTTAAAAATATAATGGGTAATATTAAGCAAGGCATTTGGTTTTCAGATATAGAGTCTTCAGAACCCAATTTAATTAAACAATCATTTAAAAAAAATTCAGAAAAAATAAGTGGTCTTAAAAATGAATTAACAAAACAAGAAAAAGGTAAAAAAGAGTTAGAGCAAGAAATAAAGGAAGCGCAAAAATCATCTGATATAGAAAAATTGCAAACATCACAAGAAGGTTTACAAGCAATCGACACAAAAATTAAAGAAACACAAAGAGAAATAATACAATTAGAAGCGTTAACCTCATATAAGGGTGGTATGAAACGCACATATACAAAAAAAGCACGAAAAACAAGAAAGAAAACGAAACCACTCAATAAATACATTAAAGTAAGGCCAAGAAAAACAAGAAAATGTTTAAAACTCCCACTATAATTATATTGAAATACATAATATAATTATATTTTTATATAGAATCGCATAATAACAGTTGGTTTTTATTATTTGTGTTTGTATGTGTGTTTGTATCTATATCTTCAATAGTCAGTTTGTTATTTGAAATAATTTGTTCTAATTGAGCCACACGCTCTTCTAATTTTTTTATATGTTCTTCATCATGTTTTACTTTATTATCTAAATGATTAATGTTGATATCATAATACCAATTATAAACAAACGATGCGCTGTTGTATGTTATTTTTGATACATGATATACAACATCCATCGCTTCATAAACAAGCAATCCTAATACCATGATATATAAATATTTATAGATATTATTTAAATAATTATGTTTAAATGCCCAAATCAACTACATTTCTCTCGGATTTCTTACGCTTGCTTTTCACCATTTTACGGTTTCTTGAAGATAAATCAGTTGATTGTATTTCTTCTAACTCTTGAAGACTAATTGTGCTACCCTCCTTTTTCCCATCATTAATATTAATGGTTTTTGTTTTTAATCCAGCCAATATATCTTTTAAATCACCCGGACCCTTCATTTCTGCACGAGCATTTCCATAGTTAGAATCCATATTTTCAGCATCATTAAAATCTAAATTACCTCTCGCAGCATCAATATCTGGTCTTGACGACATCGAAATGGTTTTGCTTTGTCGAGGAGGGTTATTTTTCATTTCTTGACTAGGACCGGGTGGAGAACCACGAGGGGGAACAACAGGAGGAGGTGGCATACTATTGTTATTACCGCCTCGTGCGAAATCAGACATAAAATTGCCAAATCCCGGATTGGATTCACCCATCGTATTAACTGCTGCTTGCGTAAATTGCTGCATCAATTCCGGATTTTGTCTCATAATATCGTCCATTCCAGGCATCGATGATTTAAACATAGTGTTTGTCATGTGCAACATCAAACCGCTTCCTCCCAACATAAATAATAGTTTCAATTCAGGAGCAACCTTGGTTTTACCACCATATTTTTCATGCAGCTCTCCAAATACCTCATCATATTCATCCATATTTTCATTAACGGCTTCCGACCAACCATCCAATTTTAAATCAAACGGATCAAATTTATTATTTAAAAACTCAATACCAGATACACACGCCATCAACATCTTGGCTTGAAACTTTTTACTATTGTCTTTTTCTCTTTCTGATTTAATCATTTCATACTCACCTTTCATTTCATCTAAATTATTTTCCATAGAATACTTTTTACTTAAAGTGATGCCTTTTTTCTCTAATGATTCCAACTTTCTTAAATAATTAAACTTTTCTTTTAATAGTTCTTTTCCGGTTAGTTTTGGTTGACTAGGAACTTTTACATCTGGATTTACCGGAATCTCTGTGAAACTTTTAAAACCATCCGACGACTCGGTTTTACCTAAATTACCAATCAAAGAAGGTGCTCCTTCATTTGATTTACCACCGATATCAAATGAGTCATCAATATTTAATTTTAAAGAAGGTTCATCCGACAAATTACTAGCACTATTTAACATAAAATCATCCCTTGTAATGGAATATGATCCAGATGGTTTATCGCTAATATCAATATCATTTAAATCATCTATTTCAGAAAGGGTAATATTTGCTTTTGGTTCTCCTGATTTATTTTGCTTACTAGGATTCATTAACATTTCCACACCCGGTCCAAAATTTACCGATTTTTGACCACCACCAGCACCAATAGATACCGGTTCTATTAAAGGTCTATCACTTGATTCTTCAGATAGTTTTAATTCAATACTCATTTATGTTGTAAATAGAACTTTTAATTTTAAGTAGTCCGCACTATAATTTAATTAAAAATAATTAAATTAAATTATTTTTAACTATTTTTAGATTTACTTAACCGCATCTTAAATTTACTTAACCTTACTTTTATTTAACTGACACATATACCATTTGCATTGTAGATAACAATCTGCTAAATCATCTTTTTTACTATGTTTATTAAAATGTTCGCACCAGTTGTTAATCATCGCATTTTCATTTAAATCGGATAATGTGTATTTAATACTTGCTTGTTTACGCTCTTTATAGCACATTTTTTTTCCGGCACCCAATATTTGGTTTAATTTATTAGAAGAGTTGATCATTTCAATATTTTGAATGTTGTTTTCAATAAAGTGTTGTGTAATCATTCCTTGAAGCATTTTCATTCTTAATGCTAAAGGTCCTATTTGATTTTCAATAATAACACAATCTATTTCTTGATAATTAAATATGTTTGAAAACTTTTCCTTTAAAGAAATTCCATATTCTACTAAACTTATTGATGTTGTTTTTTTCATAACAATAGGTATCAAAAAGTTATTTAATAATTCTTTTTTAATACAATCCAATAACAATGTTTTTGTTATTTTTTTTACAGGTTGATTTTCATCGCTTGAATCGACTAATGGTATGTTATATTTTTTCACTAAATGTTTTAATTCAGATACTAACTTTTTATCTATTTTTTTAATATTGAGTTCATCACTTGGTATATTATATTCGCTTTGTTTTGCATGCGTTTTACAATAATATGTAGTGTTTTTAAAATAAGTAGCCTTTTTCCCACATACTTTACCATTTTTCTTTAAACATTTACAGATATACTTATCCGAATCTGTTAAATCCACTACATTCCAGTCCAATATTGAATAATCACCCGGATTATTTGTAGATGTATATGTAGATGTATATGTAGATGTAGATGTATGACTACCTATTTCATTTACTGTGTCCTTTTTTTCGATATAACAATATGCTAAATTTTTCATACCAACATCAATACTAATTATTTTCATTTTATTATAATTTTATATTACTTTAAAATCATAATAATGTTAAATGTTATTTTAATATTTATTACTTGTTTGCTTACTTGCTCGCATCTTTAATAATTCTTCTTGTGTAACAAATTCAGCGGTTTGCTTACTTTCTAACTGATTACGTGTTAAATATAAGTTTTTTAAATCAGAAGTTTCATATCCCATGGGTTGATGTTTATCTGACATACTTTTAAATAAGTATTTATCGTGATTAACATTGTTTGTAAATGATTTAACATTTGAACACATTTGCGCGGAATCCATATTTTGCGACATTACATCTAAACCATTATTAATTAAATATTGTCTGTAATCATAGTTATTATCGATTCCGACATTTTTTACAATAGAATTATTTATATCACAAGCAGTTTCGTGCTCAGTATACACTCGTCCATCGCTCATCATAGCAGGAAAATCAGAATAAATATTATTTGAACCTTTATAACATGTGCTCCAACTCATATTAATATATATATTATTATATTTTATTAAGTATAATAATATTTTGATAAAAATAAATTATTGATATTATTTACTTTAATAGTGCTATTAGTTCGTGCTTTTTCTTTCCTTTTATATCAAATCCTTTATCTTCACATAGTTTTTTTAATTCTAGTTTACCCATTTTAGAAAAATCAATGGCTTCTTCGACGTCTAAATTATTTTCATCTTCATCGTCTTCTTCACTTTCTTCTTCACTTTCTTCTTCTAAATCATCCATATCATCTAGCCCATCGACTTCTTTAATTTCTGGAGACACATCATGTAAATTTACTACCTCTCCTTTAATATCACTAACACTTAAATCATGATGTTGCAACACCAAATGAGCCTGCATAAAAACACCAGTTTCATCACCTACACCATCTCCGGTTTCAAGTGTTAATGTTTGAGTTGTTTCTTCATCATCCACATCATCATCTTCTTCACTACTACCTTCTTCTTCGCTTTCACTACCTTCATCATCTTCTTCTGCATCCGATACTACAATTTTTTGACCGGTATTTCCACCCAATTGTGCTTGAACTAATTGAGAACGCTGATCATATAATTGTATAACTTCAATTAAACGGTCAACTTTACTTTCAACATTATTAATTCTGTTTTTTACATATAAATAAACTAATACTATTGAACATAACGATACTCCTAATGTTAACACATTTCCTTTGCTAAACATATATTTAATATCATTAAATATATTTAAACATCATTTTTAACGAATGTTATTTTATTTTTGATATATTAAAACCGGAACATGTAATTTAATAAATTATTGATTATTCGTGTAACCTTATTGATTATATAGAATCCAATATTGTTTTTGCTGTATTAATAATAACTTCCGGATAATTAAGTTGTTTTAAAACCAATATGCCACCTTTAATATGAGAAGTTCCTAAAATTAATTTGTAAAAATAAGTAAGGGTATCTTGTTTTTGATTTGTTTTCATATGGCAATTTTCTATTTTTTCTTGCTTTTTTAGTAATTTACAAATTTTCATGAAATGCGTTGTTAATATAAATGATACATTATCATATTTGCTAATATATTTTAAGTAAGCAGTTGCGCTAGATATTGCTTCATATGGATTTGTTCCCGAATACAATTCATCAAATACGCAAAAATGTCTATCTTTTTTATTTTTTTCAATACAAGTCAAGATGTTTTTACATCGTCTAACCTCGGATTGAAATAAACTATCTCTACTACAATTATCTGGTATATTGATGTAACAGTGAAAATATTTATATGGGTTAAGAATGCCATCACTATAATATCCATATCCAAACCGCTGACTTAACAATATGTTAATAATAACGGACTTCAAGATAGTCGTTTTTCCAGCGGCATTTGGTCCGGTTATTATTTTATTTTTACTAAAATCAATACTATTTTTAATAGGGTTTTTATTAATACACGGGTGATAAATATCAGTAAAACTGCATTTATTTTTTTCAGTATATTCTATTTTATTAATTGTTTTTGCTTTAATTTTATGGACGATCGAGTTTAATATGTCGAAATAACCATGAAATCCTAAAGAATAAGTGATCGTATCATTTACATCATTGGAATCATATAATTCATAAAATGTTTTCATAATCGTCCCTGGCTTAGAATAATACTTGTAACTCATAGTTTCACTTACAAAGTTAAATTTATTAAATAATTCTGTGGTTTTATACTTATATTTATGTAATGTTTGCAAAAACCGTTCATCTGTATTAAATCCATATTGTTTTAGTTTACAACCATTGATTTTATCGATAAAATAATCATATGATTGAATTGTGTAGTTTAAATATTCTTTGGTTAAAAACAAATGTTTTTGTATATCAAACTGAGACTTGTAGAATTTGTAGCATGATATTGCATTTTGATATAAATTATAAAAATACATTGACACAACCATTATACTTTGCAGTTTTTGCTGTATATTAGCACCGTTAAAATTTAAAACCATTTTACCAACGCTATTATTGCTTAATACATACTTCAACCCATCAAAATAGTTTGAAAAATTAACGTCGGGATTATTACTAATGGTTTTCATCAATAAAAAAGGTACAAACAAGATTAATATGGGGGTTATAACCTGTAAAAGGGGAGAGAAAAGGTTTAAAATAGTCAACCAAGTTAAAAATACAGTAGAGTAATTTAAATAACTAAACCGTTCAAATTCAAGATATTGATAAGTTTCTACAAATGTTTTATTTGATTTAATAGTAGTCCATAGTTCGGTCATATCGTTAATTAAATGTTTATCAACTAAAATATCGCCCGAATTCTTTAATAACTTCTGTGTATCTTTTAAAAATTTAGTATTTGTAGAGTATTTACCCGCGAAGTCATTTAAAACTTCTCTTCCTACTTTTGTTTCAAGATAAACTAAATTATTATATACCGAATCACTGTCCGGATTTTCGGTGGTTATTAGTTCCAAATCACGTTTAACACTACTATCTATTAAATGTGTTTTTTTACAAAAGTCTACAGGTTGCTTAAAAACCTCATTTAATTTCATTTCATACTCCTGCTTACTATTTATTGCGTCGTTGTCGCTCATACTTATAATTATAAATTATAAATATGATTGTATTAATACGCAAATATATATCTTATATACTTTTTAAATGTTCTGTGAAATTAGAAGGCATTTCTATAATTTCAGTATGGTAATAATCAGAAAACAGTTTTAGTTTAGTGCAATCTTGCTTTGTTTGAAAGTTAATAGCAATTCCTTTTCTTCCCCATCTTCCAGAACGACCAATTCTATGTAAATAAGTATGTTCGTTTTTAGGTATGTCAAAATTAATAACAATACTTACTTGCTGAACATCAATTCCTCTAGCAAATAAATCAGAAGTAATAAGAACACGACAAGCACCGTTTTTAAAATTCACATAATTTTCTTTTCGTTCTTGTTCACTCATTTTACCATGTATTTTTTCCACGGGAAAATTATCGGTTTTCATCGCCTCACATAAATCATCCACGCGATGAGTGCTATTACAATAAATAATTGCCTGTGAAATGCTTAAACTTTCAAATATATCTTTTACCGTTTCATACTTTTGCACATCATCAATTAAATTAATGTAATATTGAGCGATCCCTTGCAATGTAAGTTCTTGTGCTTTAACTCGTATTTGTGTTGGATTTTGCATAAATTGCCTAGATAGTTCTTCCAATTCAGCAGAATAAGTCGCGCTAAATAAAGCAACCTGAATTTCGTTGTCTAAATGTTGAAATATCTTATACATTTGTTCTTTAAACCCAGCAGAAAGCATCTCATCTGCTTCATCAATTACCAATAACTTCATTTTATCAACAAGCAAATAACGACGGCGAAA